TTTTCTTCGGCTTATCCCCCTTGGGGGATATAGGGGGTATATTTATTACATTATCATTTACATTAACATTAACATTATCATTTACATTAACAGCTTGATTTGCTTGGGTTTGCTTAACCAAAGAATCATTTGCTTGATTTGCTTGGGTTTGCTTGCCGCCTTTTCTTCCGGCTTCGGAACGTTTTTCACGAGTTTTATTCCATTTTTCCAAATCCAAGTCAATCCTGCTTTTTATAAAGCTGAATGCCATTTTTACCATACCATCATCAAATTCTGGTATAATTTTTTTCTCTGCATACATAAATATTGCCTTGATAAGTTTACCTGCTTGTTCATCTGATAACTCATTAAATTGTTCCATGTAACTGCTGTATAGTATAAAACTTCTTTTTTCTTCCAACCTTTCACCCCCTCACTAATGGGCAGATTCACTGCTGAATTTGCATTAAAATATGCAATTAACTTTATTTTGTAATCAAATTGTAACTTTTAAAACGGCGGTTCATCACCGGCAATTACTTCCTCAAAGTCGGCTAGATCTCCGAGTGGAACGTCTTCTACCGGATTTGATACCTGTGTGGTTTGCGGTGTATTTGCAGTATAATTATTATCGTTCCTGCTGCCTGCAAATGAAACGCTGTCTGCCAACACGTCCATGGAATAATGCTTTACGCCGTTTGCATCAGTAAAGTCATTATTTCTCAGACTTCCTTCAACAATAATCATTTTACCTTTGGAAAAATATTTGCTTACAAATTCAGCAGTCTTTCTCCATGCAGTAACACTAATAAAATCCGTTTGATGTTCGCCGTTATCATTTTTAAATTTTCTGTCCACGGCTATATTAAATTTTACAAATGAAATACCGCTTTGTGTTTGTCTTAGCTCAGGATCGGCAGTCAGCCGACCCATTAATATCACTCTGTTCAGCATACGTTATCCCTCCATTATACTGGAAAAATCATCAAGAGGCGGTTGCTCAGTAGTGACTGATTCCACAACTTCTTCTGTTTCAATAACTTCTCCGGTTTCAGGAATTGTTTCTACATATTCCGCTTCACCCTGTTCATTAATAACTGCCATGTCGTTAGTAACGGCTTTTTCCATTTCTATTGACATAATGCCCCATTTGCTGATTAATTGTCTTAACATGGTTTTGCAAGCCATTCCGTCAAAATCTTTCTCCCAGAATGTATAACCGGAACGCTTTTGATATCCTTTTGAATACTTTTCAGCGTGAGATTCCATTTTTTCTTTACTCCAATAAATAGCCTTTTTAAAGCCGTTTATATATTCAAACATTGCATAATATCCGATTGTAGGAGCATTTTCACGGTCAATTTCATTTTCAATCAACTGCACTTCAATGTCTTCCTCAAGAGGATTAAAGTGTATCAGTTCTCCTTGTTTTATCGGCAATACATTTAATTTCTTGTACTGACCAGAACGAATCGCAAGCTGTATGTATCCTTTGTATCCTAGCTGAAATTGTGCAACTTTTCGCCCGTTTTTATTATCATTAAACGGTACTAAATAATACTGTCCCAACTGTGGAGACGGGGAAAGCTTCAAGCCCTCGCCAAGTAATCCAGCTGAAAGAATTGAACCGGCATCACATTCCTGTAGCGCAGGATTGGCACTCACTGCCGATGTAATAGAAGCAATAAAGCGGTTAGCTGTGTTTTTATCTCGGAGTGTTGTATTAATTAGATTTTGATAACTTTTGCTTTGAAGCTGAACTGTGAATGGGACTTTTTTACCGCCCTGTTGAACTAAACTGTTTTTTACTGCCATTTTAATTTCCCTCCGTTTTAATCGTCTCAAATTTAATACCGTTATCAACCATAAATTTACGTAAGTTTTTAATCTGATTATATGTTCCAATTACACGAAATGCACATGTTCCCAACTGTTCTTTAGGCTGCTGGGATTGCGATGCTGAAACAGTCTGAACAACTTCCTGCTGTACTGGTTGCGTTTTTTTCTGTTCAAGAACTTTCTTCTGCATTTCTTCTTCACGCTGAAGCTGTGCGGCATATACCAATGCCTGACTTGTACTATATGCCTTACAGTACTCGGTAATTACAGCGGATTTATACGGCTTGTCTGCATATTCGGTATTAAGCGTTTCAAGTTCCTTCTTGATACGGTCAATATTATCTTCAATTTCCGCTTTCAGGGTATCAATTTTTGCTGTGGCATTGCCCCATTTAGGATTAAGAATCTTATCAAATTTAATGATATCAGCCATATCTCCTATGTAATTATCAAAGCAAGATTTCAGTTCGTCATATTTTTCTTGCTTCTTTATGTTTTCAAATTCTTTTATTTGATTATCAATTGCAACAACAGGGGCTTTGACTAACATAACAAGTTCTTTACATTTAGCTTCAAAATCGTTATACGGTTCAAGGCAACGTCTTTTGACTTCTTTTCGTTCACTTTCAATGGCTGCTATTAATTTATTTAAATTTGCTTTATCAGCTTTTGCCGACTTAATGCTGTTTTCTGAAACCACTAAATTATTGTAATATTTTAGTCTTTCAGTCATCTCGGCTTTTAGTTCACTATAGTTAAATTCTATAACAGACGGCAAAGTGTTCAAGTCCGTTTGTAATTTAAAGTCCATTGTTTTCCTCCTAAATCTCCGGCAAAATCAACGCCGGTTTTGTTTTATTTTGTACATGCTCCCAAAACTTAATTTCAGCTTCGAGGAGTGTTTTTATATCCTCTTGCACTTCATTACGGTCAATGAAATAATGTCTGGTTGCGGTGCATATATCATTATTTTTAAAATACCTGATATGTGCCTTTAGTACTGCAAAATTCCAGCCTGTAGCAAGCATCTGATGCAATACCTGTATGTAATAATTTTGCGGAACTCCACCGTCCCATTCGTCCCATTGAGAAGAATTCTGAATTGTTGTAGTCTTGATTTCGAGAATTCCCTTTTTGCCTGATTCATCAGTCAATTCGCCGTCCAGAGTTGCAAAGATAAACGGGTATTTGTCATTTGCATACATTCTGTATTCATGATATTCAATATCATATTGGGGAAAATCAAGTCTGAAAAGTTCTCTTAAATGGATTTCTGCATTCTTTCCGTATGCAACAGCAGGCTTATTTGAAATATCCTTCGGCTTGAAAACACCTGTTTTTTCCTGCCATAACTGCACATTTGTCTTGTACTTATTCATTCCCAGAACACACGCCGCGTCACTTCCGCCAATACCTGCACAACGTGCTGATAACCATTCATCATGGGTTTTAGGATCTGCAAGTATCATGAGTCTTTACCGCTTTCCAAATCTCTCATAAAATCGCAATCCGGTTCCGGCTTGTCCGGATTTTTATAACAGGTTCTGCATGCTTCAATATCACACTCGCAAGGACTGTCATGATCGTAAATGCAGCTCATCTTATAACTCCTTTTCTCTTTAACACTTTATATGATTCGTCTGACAGATGTACTTTTATAATTTTTTCGCCTATACCGTCATTTACAAACTGTTCCGCATCGTCCTCATTTTCGTAAAAAATCGAACTGTATATGACGTCATTAAAATATGCTATTCCATATACTGTATAGGTTTTCCCTGTGTACATTTTGGTTTCCTCCCTGCGTTTTAATTTATCTTACCGCCCCACTGCTCAGCCATTGCTCTGGCAATGCCGGGAAAGGTTTTGCTTCTGGCTACACTCTGATTTTTAGAACACCCTTCAGTAAAATACACTTTTTTGCCGTTACTGCCTATTCTGATTGGCTTTGGTTTATCAATAATTGTCTCAGAATAATCCAAAACGGGCAGGTTTTTCAGCCACAGGCATGTCCTTTTTAGTTCCGGGTCACCAAAATAATATGGATGTATAATCTGATCAGGCGAACGATAGACAGTATTCATTACTCCGACAGGATTTTCAACTGCAATCTGTTCACAATCCGTATTTACAAACGCCATGAAAAATTGTTGTGCCTGTATTCTCAGCATAGTTCTGTCTGATATTTGTTGTAGAGTGCGTTTTTTTAGGGTATGCCCTTGTGTGCATGCGATAGACAAATATGTACACGGCGGATGGGCAATAATTAAGTCCCATTTATTAACTGTATGCAGTTTGCCATCTGTTGTAAAAAAATCCGTGTTGCCGTTAATTATGTCCAAAGCATCATTACATATATGCCATTCTGGGTGACCGCCGGAACATTTCTGTATGTCGCAGCTATACGCTTCATGTCCAAGCTCCCTAAAAGCCGAGCATACTCTCTG